TATCGGGGTTAAAATCTTTACTCATTAGACAGACCTCCTTTTCCCGCGCCCTTTCCCCCGGCGCGGTGGGGTAGATTTTCTGGAGCTTCTCCGCTCCCGTCCGTCCTCTCTCTCGAAAGGACGGAAAGCAGGGGAGAAGCCTAGCTTGTGCAGGTTGAGCGTTAGGGAGGAAATCCTCCCCCGCCTAGAACCTAGCCCTGCACGATTGTAACTCTGTAGAATTTGAAACTGAAGCCCTCAGGGAGAGTGGTACTCCCTTCGGGAAGCCTTCCTCCTACCAGCTGAGCTACATACAGCACGGCGTTTTCATCTAATACTACATTTATTCTGTTCATGGAAACTGGAAACCCTAGTAGGTCTGAAAGCACATTTGCGGTGTCTGCATGACCTACGGCCGAAACTACATCTGAAGGAATGTCTTCAGGTGTAATTTCTTCAAAGCGGACTACCCCCCCTTTTTGTAACATTTGAATACTGAAAGCGTTCACAAGATACTTTTTCATTTAAATCACTCCTTTTTTATTTCCTCCCCTCTCCGCGCCCTTTTCCCGGCGCGGTAGGGTATTTTCGGAGCTTCTCCGCTCCCTTTCCGGNCCTCTGAAANGGGGCCGGAAAGGCAGGGGAGAAGCNAAAACGGCCACTCCCCTCAACNATCAACCGCAGTAGGGGCTGCCTTCCTGGCAGAATTGCCAGGGAACACCGCTCCCNCAGGTNCAGGGCCGTTCCCTGTAAAATTTCCCCGTTTTGTCATCAACAATGCCTTTATATTGCCATGTTGTTTCCTCGTCATAATATCCACCATCGCCAACCTTTTGAAAAATATCCCAATAGGGATTTTCTGGATCGAAAACATTCTGATTGTAACTCGCCCGGAAGGTAGCCTTTTTCGCGCCTTCGCGGGTGTAAATCTCGATATTGACCTCGTCCTCAATAAACCCGACAACACTTGTGTTAGTAGCCCGTCCGTAGCAGACAGGCTCTTCCTGCTGCTGCACATGATCAATAAACCGCTCAAGNATACGCTCAAATGTCTTATCTTTCATCCTTATTCCTCCTCCTTAAAGGCTTTATTGTTTTCCGGAGCTTCTCCGCTCCCTTTCCGGCCCTCTGATGAGGGCCGGGCAGGCAGGGGAGAAGCTATAGCTCTTCTTTGAGTTGCGCTATCTTCATATGATAGCGCAACTCTGCCCACTCAGGGGCATCAATAGATTTTACCTGGAAGGCCATGTCGTCAAGGATACGCTGATAGGCTGCCGGATCAATTTCTCTCAATATATCGAGAGTAGGGTAACAACCTTTTTCCTGTACGGTCCGCTCAAATTCGGGATACCGATCGCCAAGCTCATTCTGTATCCATTCGGTTTCATCTTCCGCTTCCCACATATCGAAATCTTTCAGGGAAGCAATGTAGATAGCCCGGCCATCATATACCCTGCCATCCATAGAGTTCGGGGACTCCTTCACAACGTAAATCTCCCCATCCTCATCGAGAATGAGGGAATTGTCGGCACGGAAAGAACCCCACTGTTCGTCGTGGTTGTAAGCAGCTTGGCAATACAGCTCTGCCAATTTTTCGCGAATTTCATCCTCCTTTTCTCCCATGAGTTTCAACCAGTCTTTGTTTGTTATCGCCATGCAAATACCTCCTTAAATTTTTAATTCCTCATAGGTACGCTGGAGAATATGATCCCTCCTTTCTCCCCCAGCCCCGGTAAGTGGGGCCGGGGGAAGTATAGACTAATCATGCTAACTGTCTTCCTATTTTTATTTTCCCTTACTTCCTGTCCAAATTATATCATGCTTACTTGCACGTGTCAAGCACTTTTTTTAAAAAAAATTAAAATTTTTTCATTCAAAAAATCCAGTAACCATGCGGGTTTGCGGACTTCGACAAAAATAGTCAAAAAATTTTAAGGGAAGTGAATTTCTTCGTATTTCGCATTGAAAAAAATATTCTTCGGATACGAAGAATTTCAAATTGGGCGTGGTAGTATGGTATAGAGGGAAAATATCAATGTTTTTTTCTTCAGGAGGGGGATGGATGACAGAGAAAATCAGAATGAATGTTCCTTATTTCCAGGTACCAAACTCTATTTTTGACCTGGAAATTATTGTTTCTGCCGTGGAGGATGTGCGCGGGCGGAAAATGAGAGTAAATCGGGAGATGCGGGCCTCAGAAAAACTGGTCTATATCTATTTGTGCCGGTGCGCGAACCAGGGGAGCAGGGCTTTTCCTTCGTATGCGGATATAGCCAGAAAGTGCGGAATATCGAAAAGGACCGCGATTAGGGCTGTAGAGGTGCTGAGGGAGAACGGATTTCTAAAAAAGTTTTCACGGCAGCTGCAGTCGAATGTATACGAACTTGTNGAACCTGAGGAAGTAGCAGGAATAGAGTTTGATTGTGAGTAATTTCACAATCAACCTAGTGACATAGTGACACTACCTTATACAACCTGGTGACATGATGTCACTAGGGTGGTGACATCATGTCACCCAGAAAAAGAACTAATTAAAAAGAACTATTTAAAAAATAAATATATAGGCTTACGCCTATATTTTTTGCTGTTGCAGGAGAAGGAGTGTAAACCTGCTTTTTGTATACAGGGGAGGTGGTGAAAGTGACGGGCAAGAAAGAGCAGGAAATTATCGAGAAAAACGAGAGCGAGTTTCGGCATATATCGCATATAAAAAAGCGCGCCTTCCTAGCAGCTTTCGCAGAGTGCGGGACTGTTACGCACGCCGCAGAAATAGCAGGAATTTCCAGGCGGATGGTGCAGTACTGGAAAAAGGATGATCCGGAGTTTGCGGAAGCGTTCAGGGTTGCTGAAGAAAAAGCAGCGGACCGGCTTGAACAAGAAGCGTGGCGGCGGGCTATTGAAGGTGTAGCCGAGCCCGTGTATCACAAGGGAGAGGTGGTCGGCTATATTCAAAAATTTTCAGACACCCTGCTTATATTTCTCCTGAAAGGTGTACGTCCCGAGAAATACCGGGAGCGGGTGTCTCAGGAAATCACCGGGAGAGGCGGCGGACCTATTGAAGCCAGTATCCGGGCTGAAGTGTCCAAGCTCACGCCTGAAGAACGAAAACAGCGGATCGCCGAACTGCTGAAAAAGAGGGAGCAGGAAAATGTCACTGACGGAAGCTGAAGAACTCGAACTTTTGTTCTTGCTTGAACAGGAAGCGGCCGAATCTGACATAGTTGAGTGGATCAGGGCAAATCAGATTGTGAACGAGAAGGGNGACCCAATCGAGTTTGAGAAGCACCGTTTCCTGGTAGACATATACCGGGACGAATCGCCGAAGCTGTGCGTGATGAAGTGCTCGCAGGTTGGCCTTTCTACTGCGGCCATCCTGAAAGAGTTTTACATGGCCGCGAAACGTGGTTACAACTGCATCCACACCCTGCCCACTGATGATGATGTACGGGCCTTCGTCAGGTCCAAAGTGAACCNGATCATTGAGCGAAATCCGGCCATCAGGGAGAAACTTATAGGGAGCACCGACAACATCTATCAGAAGCAGGTAGGGGAGTCATTCATCTTCTGGCAGGGCACGAAGGGCGAAAGCAAAGGTATCATGATCACTTCTGATCTGAACTTCNATGACGAGTTGGATAGGTCCGACATCGGGAAGGTAGAAACGTATCATTCCAGGCTGGCACACAGCCAATTTAAGGGGGAGTGGTTCTTTTCAAACCCCAGCAGGCCCAATGTCGGCATAGACGTTTATTGGCANNNGTCNGACAAAAAACGCTGGCATGTGAAGTGCCCGCACTGTGGGGAATGGCAGGATTTGGATTATTTCGTGAACGTATGCCGGGAAAAGAAAGCCTTCATTTGCCGGAAGTGTCGGGGAGTTCTGGATGATGAGGCCAGGATGAAGGGCGAATGGGTGGCAGAGTATCCGGGCCGGGAGTGGTCCGGGTATCACATATCCCAGCTTATCGCGCCGTGGATTACTGCAGCGGAGATCCTCGAGCAGGAACAGACGAAAAGCCAGGAGTATTTTTACAACTTCGTTTTAGGTTTGCCGGTGATCGGTGGGGCCAACAGCGTGAGCCGGACCATCATCCTGCAGAACTGCACGCTGGACATGAAGAAGAAACCTCGTTTCAACCTGCTGGGCGTTGATGTTGGAAAGGTTCTCCACTGTGTTCAGGGGAATGAATGGGGGATTACGAAGGTTTTTACCCTGCCGGATTGGGATTCACTTGAAAAATACTTTAGGCAGCAGGGTATCAATCTGTGTGTGGTTGACAATGCTCCGGATACCGAAGAAGCAGCGCGGTTTGTGAAGCGTCATCCGGGCCGGGCGTATCGTGCCATCTATGACTACGATGACAAGCGGAAAGAGGCTGTCGAATTCATCGAAAGGGGCGAAAAATCCGGCATAGTCAGGATTCATCGAACCCGCGCTATTGATGCGCTGATTGAAACCTACGAAAAATCGGAAGTGTCGGTTTTCCTGAAACCGAATGACCCGCAGCTTGTAGGGAAGCAGAAGGCGGGAGTTATAGAGGACTGCCTTTGTGACCATTGGGAAACATTGTATATCATTGGTGAGGATGGCGTAGACAAGAACCTGGTTAAGAAAGACAAGATGGGGAATGTCATTCGGACATGGGAGAACGCAGGGCCGGATCACTTCGTTCATGCGAATGTGTACTATGAGGTAGCAAGGCAGAAGAAACTACCGGCAGCCAACATGCCGGAAGACCTGCCCAGGAGTGTTCCCAGGAGCAGGTTGAGCAGTTATACAGGATATTGAAAATATAGATTAAGGCGGTGTTCAAATGCCTTACAAATCCGAAGCGCAGAGGCGCTTTTTTAATGCGAATAGAGCGATGTTAGAGGCACAGGGCGTGGATGTTGACGAATGGAACCGGAAAAGCAGGGGGATGAAGTTGCCTCTGTTTGCTAGATTGGTCAGGAAGAAACGGAGAAAAAAGGGGGTGAAGCGGTGAGCAAAGAGGAAAGGAGAGAGAAGCAGAAAAACCTGATACTGTCACGGTTTCATTGGTCCAAAAATTGGCGGGCACCCTGGGATGCAAAGTGGCTGCGCTGGTACAAACTGTACCGGGGAGTAGTGCCGGAACTGCCGGACTTTGAAAAGGACAGGTCGAATCTGCATATCCCTTATACTTACAGCACGATTGATACGATCCGTTCCAAACTGCTTGCTGCCGTGCTTGAGCATCGCCCCTGGATTTCATTCGTGCCGAAAGACGAAAACGATGTAGAGAACGCAAAGAACATGGAGGCCCTTGTGGACTTCCAGCTTACCAGAACTGATGCTGACAGTATGCTGAAGTTTTATGAACTGATCACTGACATGTTGATCTACGGGACATGCCCTTTTGAAACCGGCTGGCGGTATGAGACCAGAACCGTAAAACAGAGGGTGCCAGTGACAAGAAAAGGCGTGTTCATAGGATACGATATTCAGGATGTTGAGGTTGTTATATGGGATGATCCCGACTGGCAGCCGTTCTCTATTTATGACCTTTTCCCCGACCCTGAAGGGACATCTATAGAGGATTGCGACTGGGTTATACGGCGCAAGTATATTTCACAGGAGGAACTAGAAAAGCGGGTTGACCTGGGGATATACAAACTGCAGGGTGACGACTGGGAGCAGATTAAAGAAGGGGCTGACCGGATCAATGAGGGCAAGCAGGACCGGATGGCAGCCATCGGCGCATCATGGGAGACTGCCGGTGCTGGCGGGGATGTGGGCAGCCTCAGGCATGAGCTGTTGGAGATGTGGGAAGATGACCACGTTTCAACACTCATAAACCAGGTGCGGGTTATCCGGGATGAAGAGAACCCGTTCTGGCACGGGAAAAAGCCTTTTGGATTGGCAAAGATTGACCCGCTAAATGGGGAGTTTTACGGCTTGTCTGTTGTTGAGGTAATGGAGCACCTGCAGGAAGAGTTAAACACCACCAGGAACCAGCGCATAGACGCCAACAATCTTTCGATTTACGGCATGTGGAAAGCTCTGAAGGACAGCGGGCTTGACCCCAAAGACCTGGTGCCGAGACCCGGCGGTATTATTTGGTTGGATTCTCTTGAAGGGTTGGAAGAGGTAAAACTTACACCGCCTCCTGTTGAGACATATCAGGAAGAAGCGGTCATCAAAGAGGACATCCAAGAATCCACCGCCACCTATGCGGAAACAAGGGGAGCAGTTTCCGAAGGTGCCAAGACAGCTACCGAACACGCTATAAGGGAGCGTTCTGTATCTATCAGGTTTGACGTGAAGGCAAAGCTATTTGAATCTTGCGGGCTTAAGTGGTTAGGCTTTTTCTATGACCAGTTGAACCAACAGTTTATTGATGGTGAGCGGAAAATACGCTCAAAGGACGAAGAGGGGAATTATAACTTTAATACCTTGAGGCCGGAGAATCTTACCGGAAGGTATGAGTATGTACCTGCCGGATCGAATGTTGAGGCTACACTGTCAAAACTCTCGTACAGAGAAGACATCACTGCTCTGTATACACTCATGAAAGATGACCCCGGAGTACGCCAGTACGAACTGAAGAAGAGAGTGTTAGAGGCATACGGCATCAAGGACATTGAAAAACTGCTGAAGTCTGAAAATGAAATTGAGCAGGAGCAGGCAGAGTTAGTGCAGCAGGTTACAGGACAGCAGGAAGCCAATGAGCTGCTACCCGAAGAACAGGCAATACAGAGACAACCTGAACCTATTGGCTTTGAGGCTATAGCGCAGCAGTTAGGGGGTGGTGGGTATTGGATGAAGTAAAATTAGGTGCTGCGCTTGAGGAAATGACTCTTTCCGAAGGCTGGCGGCACATTGAAGAGTGGATAAAACAGAGGGAAAAGACTATAGTAAACGCTTTAAAGTCCCGAAATTTTACCCGGGTGGCAGAAGTGACGAAACTGCAGGGAGAATTAGAGGCATATTCCAAACTGATTAACGAAGTTAAGCACCGGGTAGAGCAGGGGCAAAAAGCAAGGGAAAAACAAGAATAAAAAGACTGGCAAACAGGCGGAAAAGACTGTTTGTCGCATATTAAGGAGGTTTTATCGTGGGGATGTTTGACGGTTTGGGTGTAAACCCTGACGAATTGACTGATGATGTTTTGACTGCCGGTACTGATGATGGAAAGAAGGAGGTGGAGCAGGAGGAACCGCAGGAAGAAGAGCAGCAGGAACAGGACCAGGTAGAACAGCTAGAACAGCAGCAGGTAGAGCAGCAGAATGAACAGCAAGGGGAACAGCAAGAACAGCAGCAGGGTGCTCAGGAAGCACTGCTATTACAGCAGTTGCAGCAGATGCAAGCAAGGATTCAGGAGTTGGAGCAACAGCTACAACAGCCGCAGCAACAGGATGAGCAGCAAGAAGGAGAGGAATGGACTGAAGAGCAGTGGCAGCAGTTTGACGACCAATTTCTGCAGGAATTCTCACAAACGCCAGGACGTGCAGTCTATAACCTGATAGCTAACATGTTGGAGCAGTATGTTAGCCCTTTATATTCGTATCTACAAGAACAAAATGCAGAACAGCAGAAGATGGATGTCATAGAAAACGAGCTTATCGCAATGATTCAGGCTACAGATGCGAAAGGGCAGCCGCTTTACCCTGACATTGAGGAGTTAGCGGATGATTTAGATGCATACCTAGAGGAACATCCTGAACTCCTTGATGTCATTGCAGACCAGGGTGTAAGGCGGAGTAAAGGTGAGATTAAAGACGGCGATTTCGGCATATTAGATACTCTCTACCGCGCTGTGAAGGCCGGGGCGGCAGAGAAGTTAGGGCAACAGGCGTATCAGAAGGGTCTTCAGCAAGGAGTACAGCAAGTGCAGAACAAAAAAAAGGCAGAGCTCCAAAAAGCAGGAGCAACCAACCCGAACCCTGCGCCGACACCGGAGGAACAGGTTATCAATGAGATGATGTCTTTCCGGCGGCATGGGCTGTTCGGGTAATACATTTAAAAGGAGTGATAAAAAATGGCTGTAGGAACCAATACCATTGCAGAACACAGGCTAAGAATAGATATGTCGGAGAAGATTGCGGAGCTTGAGCCTAATGTCAGCCCGCTGATCACTTTGACAAAGAAGATGAAGAGAAGAAGGGTTGTAACTAACCCGGAGTTTAACTGGATGGAGCAGGACCCCGGTAACCGCTGGGATGCGATTAACAATGCTGCTGGTTATGATAACAACGCAACCGTATGGGCAGTTGACAATGCTGGCTATTTTCGGGTTGGAGATATTGTGCAGGTCCCAAGCACAACTGAAGTTGTGCTGGTTACCGCTGTTGATAATACAGGGAATACCATAACTGTTAATCGTGGATGGGGAGGTTCTACTNCTGCTCGATTGGAAAATGATGAACCGTTAGTTATTCTAGGCAATGCCAATGAAGAGGGCGCAAAGCTGCGTGAAATTAAGACAACCGAGCCTGTAAAAAAGACTAATTATACTCAGATTTTGCGTACTCCTGTTGGCGTCACCAATACTCTTGCTGCCACCTCTACCTACGGTCCGAAGGCGATGGCGTACTATCGCCATTTGGACGGTATAAACCACGCTATTGACATGGAGCGTACCATGTGGCTGGGCAAGAAAGGCAAGGATATACATAACGGCAAACCCCGGAGAACCACCGGCGGCATCCTTGAGTTTTTAACCGAAAACGTGTTAGATGTATCTGCAATCAGCGGCGGTCTGACTGAACAGGCATTTACAGAATGGCTGGAAGATGTGTTCAGGTACGGTTCCAGTGAGAAGATCCTATTTGCCTGTGGACGCCTGTGCACTATCATTGACTTGTGGGCGCAGAACAAACTGAAGACTGTGCCTGGAGAGAGGACATATGGTGTTAAGGTCAAAGAATATGTCTCTTCACACGGCACATTATACATTGTGAAACACAAACTCTTTGAGGGTCCTGTCTATGGGGGTATGGGCGTCATCCTGGACATGAACAATGTCGCCTACTGTCCGCTGAAAGGCAGGGATACTAAGCTGTTGACCGCACGCCAAGATCCGGATGAGGATGCCGTAAAGGATGAGTACATCACTGAGTTTGGGGTAGAGGTCAGACTGCCGAAGACCCACGCCATCATTAAAGGCGTAGCTTAACTAAAACCATATGCCTGGGGCGTAACAGCCCCAGGCTTTACTTTTAGGAGGGAGAAAAATGGCTAAGTTCATTTCAAAGTACAACAACTATCAGGTGCTAGTAAAACCGACATATATGGAGGTTAAAAATGGTATTCCAATACTAAATCGGGGAGAAAAGATTGTATTTGAGAATGGGGAATATGTAACTGAGGACAAGAAAACCATTGACTTTCTGCGGAAACACAAGGCCAATGGGATTGATTTCATCGAGGTCAAGCTGGAAGAGCGCGGCAAACAGGCGGAGGTTAAGCCGGAGGTGAAATAATGGGCAAGATATTTGGAATTTCCGACATTTTAAATGCGGTTTTTAACCGAGATGCAAATAAATTGAAGGTTGAAACAGACCTGCAAATAGACACAGTAACAGTAACAGATGTTACAATAAAGGGCAGTTTAGTTCAAAATGCTTTCGAGATTATACCCTCTGATACTGCCGACCTACCACATGAAACGATTGCAATTTATGTAGGTTTTGACGGCGATCTAAAAGTTGACCTTGTAAACGGAGAAACAATCACGATGTACAATTTAGCCGCCGGAGCATGGCATCCTATAGCCGCTAAAAAAGTCTATGCAACAGGTACAACAGCAACCTACATACTGGGGGCGTATTTGATATGAAGCTAGGAATTGGGGTTAATCTATTCAAGCGTAGGGAACAAAAGGGTACGCCCATAAGAGATGGGCTTGTTGCTGAATACTTGTTTGACGAAGGCAGAGGGCAGGTGTTATGTGACTATTCAGGAAACGGGAATCACGGGCGGTTAGGTTCTACCCGAAAAGCGGATACAAATGACCCGCTATGGACACCACAGGGGTTGCAGTTTGACGGGGTGGATGATTATGTTGACTGCGGAAATTCAAAAACTTTGCAAATAACTCAAGATTTAACGATACAGTTAGCANTATACATCCCTGCGGATATTGCCAGCACATCGTTTTCAGCGTACCTATGGGGAATTGAAACACCTA